CTGTTTCATTCTTTCCTTTTCCAGTGTATCTTTTAGAGCAGTTGTTTAAGTCATAGCGCATTTGATTTTCATCAACAAGGGCCGATGCAATCATCGTGTCCACTATTTTACCGCTGATACTTAAACCTAACGCGCGTATCCAACAAACGTCATACATGGCGTTGTGAAATATTTTTGTGGCTGGTGTACTTAATACACCTTGAAACCATTTCAAGACTTTTTTACGATCCATGTTGCCGCCGCCCTCATGGGCAATTGGATAATAACCACACCAATCCTTAACAGCCACAGCTACTCCTACAATTTCTCCTACTCCTACAACAGAACCAGAGCCTCTGCTTATATTTAAATTAGGATCTTTAGTTTCTAGGTCTATTGAAATTTCATCATATTTAGATAGATCTGGAAATTCTTCTGGTGGTAGCCATTCTGTTTGTGGTTTGAAAAGTGGTTGTTGTATCATTTATTTTTCTTCCATTTGTTATACCCTTTAATCCATTCGGTGGATCTCCGTTCTTCTGTTTGTCTTTTGGCTTCTTGATATGATTCTTCTAATTCTTTCTTTTCTTTCTCAGCTTCTTCTAAAAAATCTTTTTTCTCGGAATAATCTCGTTCAATAATCATTTCTATAAAGTGAATTGCTTTTTCTAAATCTTGTCTTTTTCCTTTCAGTCTGTGTCTCAAGATATATTTTATAACGCATCCTTCAGGATATAGCAACTCGTTTTCAATTACGAATTTACTTGGCTGAATTTTAAATTTCTGATAGTGTGTTCCACCGATTTGTTTGTCGTATGTACTCACATATTCTCCATCGGGTAAGCTTTATATTCATCTTTAGGTTGGATAATGTGTAAATTTTCTTTGGTTCTTGTTGCACCTACATAAAATAATCTATTCTCATCATCAGGATTTTTTTCGTATGACTTATAAGTATTGTGACTTAGGTCAGTTAATAATACAACGTTTTGTCGTTCTCCTCCTTTAACACTATGAATAGTGGAAAGATGAATTCTAGGATCTTTATTTAAAGCTTCCCCATTTCTTCTCATGGCTCTAATATATTCTTTACGTTCTATAGTGCAGTCATCAAATGCATTAAACCATTCTGTATTTATTTTTAGTCCAAAATCTTCGGTGAGTTTATCAATTCCATGAAAAGAATCTTTAGTCATACCTTTAAGTTTTTCTTTTTCCCAATGGGTAGGCCCCATATACTTAGAAATTTTGTCTATTTGTTTATAGTGAAGTAGTTGACCCTTACGTAAATGTTCCCAATCAGTAGCCGCTTCCTGAATATTTTTTTCATATGATTTTTGAAATCTATTCTCATAATAAAAACCTTTAGTTCTTAATGTTTCTTCTAATGCTTCCAACATATACCTAGTTCTAGCTAAAACCATCCATTCTCCTGAAGACATATCTATGTCTTCAAATGTATTATGCATAGTAAGTGAGCCTTCTACTGTTCGTGGTAACCAGTTTTTAGGTATTCTATTTGAAACTCTCTCAATAATTTTCATAGCCACATCATGAACTTTTTTAGGTATTCTTCTTGATTGAATAAGAGGTAAAAGTTTTCCAGTTTGAGTAATAAAACTATCTACATCAGCACCTGCCCATCTAAAAATAGCCTGATCATCATCTCCTGCAATAAAAGAATCTGTTGTTTTATTCCAAATTGCTTTTGTCATGTCCCATTGCATCAAAGATAAGTCTTGTGCTTCATCAACAAAAACTACTTCAAATTTAGGAATTGCGGCATCTGATTTTGTAAACTCTAAAATCATGTCATTAAAGTCTATTAAATTGTATTGTTTTTTATAGTTGTCTAATTCATTCGCAATAATAACTAATTTGTCATACTCGACATCTTGATTGTGTTCTTGTAAATTAAACTGTCTGTCTAATGGTATATTTCTAAGTTTTGCTAAATTAATAATGCGTAAGTAATCACTTTTAGTTGTAAACAATCCTGTTTCTTCGTCATCGTAATCATTATAGTCTAGTGGAACATTTATCTGTCTACCTAAGTCTTCATAATGCCTACTTTGCATAACACTATTTTTATTAATTCCTAGACGTCTAAATGCTAATGAATGTAAAGTTCTAAAGTAAGGAAGATCATCTTCGGACAAATTAAATTTATCCATTGCTCTACTCTTTGCTTCGTTAGCTGCTTTTTTAGTAAACGCAAAATAACCCACTTTATCTGGATCCGTATTTTTTAAATAATCTTCTACTTTATTTAAAAGAGTCCAAGTCTTTCCTGTTCCTGGTGGTCCTAATACTATGGTTTTCATTCTGTTTCCTTTATTTTATTTCTCAAAGAAGTATTAAATTTTATTTCTTCCGATGTTTCTTCCCTATGCGGCTTTTTTAAAGTTACAATTAATTTAGCATATTTCTGATGATATTCTGCAAAAGCATCTCTTATCGTAACAGCTCTTGGAATATCTGGATTAAAGATTTGTCCTTCACTAGTGATGTATTTACCTAAAGGTCTTATTTTATTTTCAAATTTATCCCGATCATTAATTTTCATAACATTATTCATAAAACTAAGAACAATATTTTTAAAAGTAATATCCGCGTGATGTATTTCATGAATACCTGATTGAGCATGGCTATTTATTCGAAAATTAAAAACTTGATCCTCGACCGCTGATCGAAACATTTTGGCTACGTAAGTATTATTATGGGCTGCTTCATGTACATTTTCGGACGCAAAACATAAGCAACTATTCATTACTGAAGGATTAAAAATCTTAGGAGTAGTTAATGTAATTGATTCTTCTTCAGGAAAAGATTTATTTAAGTTAAAATAAAAAGTTAATTCTCCCCACTTATGACCTGTTGTATATTTAACTCCTTGAATAAATGGTCTGTATTTTCTCCATTCATTTTGAAGTCTATAATATTTATCCATAATATTAAAAATAACAATGGTGTCTTTTTCATTTAAACAGATAGTTGTAGGAATAGTTTTTCTAAATTCCTTGAAAGCTTGTTTAGCGTCTTTTTTAAATTTGTATTCTTGGTTATTTATAATGTATGGTTTTTGATCTCCAACAAAATTTAATTCAGCTATGTTTAACATTAATACGGATCCTTTGGTTTAAGTTGTTTAGGCTGATAATTGTTTTCTGGTTTTTCAAAAGCGTCTACAATCATTACGCTAGGTCTTTTCTTGCCTATGGTAATTCGGTTATCATCCTTACACTCACAGTGTTCTTTTAACATTTGCTGAGTGGGTTGAGATTTCTCCCCCCATTTTTTTCTTTGCAAGTACCCGTGAAAAAATTTAGCAAAAATAAAATGATGTTTGCCTTCAGAAGTCCAAACATTTCCTCTTAAAATATCTGCTTTAGTTGTATCTTTTGCAGTACGGTTAGTACAAAATTCTTCTAAATGATCTTTAAGTTGATCAATAATAGATGATCCTTGTGGTGCTTTAATAATTTCTATGCCTGCTAATAACAGATCTGTGAATTTATCAAAATCTGGTCCTTTAATTCTAGGTGGTTTTTTATCTATTTGTTTAGCAACAGATCTTCTAAATAATCTTTGTTCTATTAAATGATCAATAGTTTCTAGTTTTACTCTTTCTCCATCTACGTTAACCCAATAATATGGTTCGTCTAAATCTACTTTTTGTAAATCACTAAGCTCTGGAAATACAGACTCCCTACCAATGCCATATTTTCTAGTCTTGCATAATTTTTTATCACAATGACTACACATTGGTTCTTCATTGCATTTAAAACCAAGTTCTTTTCCTTCATTAAATTTTATTTTGCCCTGTACAATTCTATCTTCCAATGCCCCTTCAGGATGATTAGAAAAGTATTTATAATTAAAACTATTTATTTTACTCTGCCAGTCTTCTGGCCATTTTCTTTTTGCATATTGTATATATTGATAAAGAATTCTATCTCTTCCATCTTTAATTTCTGATTGTGTTATAGTTTCTAAACATGGAGGACCATCATTAAATTCTGATTCTGGTCTTTTGACTTTTAAATTTTCTAGTTGTTCTGGTGTTTGTTTATGTCTTTCATAT